AACCAACAGATTCCCTACATTTTTCATTGTCTTCTACATCCAAAACAGTAAATTCAAAATTACCATCCCAATGATGTGTAATAACAAGAGTGTAAGTCGTAGGTTGTCTTTTTGTAGCCAAATTAATAACTGTCATATATTAGGCTTACACATATATTTTTCAGCACACGCAACGCAATACAACGCATGACCACCATTAACCCCACATTCAGCGCAACCAACTTTTATTTGTGGTTTATTGTAAAGAGGGATATGTTCTACTTTTGCGCCATGAATGTAATTGCCTTTTTTAAACTCCAACAATTTTCCAGCACCTTCAAATAAAACAAGATACGCTACAGGCTCTTGTGTCAAATTCTCTTTAACTGCCGCACGATAATGCCCAAGCACATCACGCAATTCTGATTCTAGAGAATCAAGTAATTCATCAAACGTGTCTGCATGACCTGTTGCTAAATCAAAAGTACCCATAATTCTGACTAATTTTTCCAAATTTTTATCTTGTGTCATGTTAGTCCTTAAAGATTAGCGGCATTAAGTCGTGCTTAGTTGAGCCGCCTGATAAGCCGCAATTACTTCAGCAGTCCATGCCGTATTGCAAATAGCAACGACATTAGCGGGAACGCCTGTCAAATTTTGTAAAGGTGTGAGGCTTGAACGATGGTAGGTTTGGCTGATTTGATTGCCATCTTCCATGATGCGAGTTGCCTCACGATATAGAACGATGCCGTTTTCGGTTACTGTGATTTGGTCAACAGTTGTGGTTTTAGTAAGTGACATAATTTTCCTTTAAGTTAAGTGTCCGACTTGATAATCCAATCAAGTTAATTAAACATAATACCAACCAAAAAACTTTATGACTTTAGATGACATATTCAAATTAGATACAGATACACCAGCTATTGTTTCTAAGAAAAACTTAGTATTGCTTCTAGCAATTAACCCTGTAATGTTTAAGTTTACATTTGTTGCAGAAAAACAAATTCCACCAGTATTATCATTACCAGCAGCCGCAGGAAATGGAAGTCCACCTATTTGTGCATCTGCAGTGCTTGCTGTTGAAGGGTAAGTTATTGATGCTTGTATTTCAACTAATCTACCTACTTTTGTATAAGTAGCGTTATATACAGTAAGACTTAAACTAGCACCGCTTTGGTCAGTAGGTATCCAAGCCCCCTCCTCGTAGTCATCCAAAGTATTAGCGTCTGATGAGGGTGAGTCAGTTGCGGGGAATGTGATACCAGCACCAGAAGATGCGGGTGTTGCATCGCCAACAGAAACAACATTCTTTACTTTTACTGATGCGCCATCTGTAATTGTTAAAGCCGTTAGGTCTAAAGAGCCATTGCCACCTGCAACGTGAAATTCAAAAGAACCCCTTGCGCTGTTATCACTCCAATAAGAATAAAGTTTTGCTACTCCAGATGTAGCAAGAATTGAAAAATTACTAGGAAGTGGGTTGGCACTACCGCCAGTTACATTTAATGCTCCTGAATTTAAAGTTAGATTGCCTGCCGAGTCAATTCTCATCCGTTCTGTCGGGGCAGTATCGGTAGTAACATCTCTTGTGCAGAAAGTTAATGCGCCTTTACCAAATCCTGCTGTTGAAGTTAACTGAAATCCAACAGTTGCAGGAACATTTGATTCACTCCAAGAAGTTGAACCATAAGTAAAACCAATTTCAGATAGAGTGTTAGCAGTTACATTTCCACCGCCAACCCAAATAACAGGGTTAGTTCCGGGAGTTGTTGATGAAGATGAAAATTCACTAACAGTAAGTTTTTTCTTAGGCGAACTTGTACCAATACCCAACCCTGTTGAGGTGAGGCGCATACCTCCTGAGCCGTTTACACCAAATTGAATTGTTTTATTTGCACCTGTAAATATCTCAAAATCGCCTGTCGAAAGTACGCCAGCATCCCATGTAGCCGCTGTATTTTGATAACGAATCTCAGCACCACCAGAAGTTCTGAGCAATCGCAATGGAAGCCCCGTAACTGGTGCGCCTCCAATGCCCATATCAGTCCCATCAAAAGTAAGCGCAGAGCCACTTGTCAGAACCTTTGAACCATTGAGATAGGTTATTCCGTTGGCTGTGCCTCCAGAGAGAGTTGGATTGCTTGTCAGGGTTAATCCAGTGCTTGCTAGACGCATCCATTCTGTGTGTGAAGCAGCAAGACCCGCCCATACGAAATCACCATAACCACTAGAATTCTGCACAACGCCAAACACGTTCTGCATATTTCCATTGTTTTTAAAGTAGATAGAGTTAAACAGTCCAGTAGCAGGGGTTGCACTATTCTGGAGAATAAATCCATTTGGATAGGTCGTGTAGTCTGTCGCAGAGTAAGTTGTATCTTTATTGCGATTAGATGTGAGGTGAACACCACTAAATGATAGAACACTTCCTGAGACTAGATTTTTAGATGCATCTAAATAAAGAACTCCGTCAACAGTGCCATTACCAATAATTACAGTGCTAGATGTAGTTAATGTTGTAAAGTTTCCGCTATTAGGTGTTGAAGAACCAACTTGACCATTGATGTTGATTGACGCAGTACCTGTCAAGTTGGTCACAACACCGCTAGATGGAGTACCCAAAGCACCGCCATTGACAACAATAGAACCCGTATTAGGTGTATTGATAGCCAAAGCAGTTGCTACACCAGTACCTAGCCCTGTGATACCTGTAGACAGAGGCAAACCAGTAGCGTTAGTCAAAGTGGCAGATGTAGGAGTTCCCAATACTGGAGTCACCAATGTAGGACTTGTAGACAATACGTTATTGCCAGAACCTGTTGAGCTAGTTACGCCAGTACCACCATTTGCAACGGGAAGAGTTCCTGTGACATTTGTTGCAGCGTTTACAAAGGTTGTAGATGTTGTTCCAGTACCACCATTGGCAATAGCCAAAGTACCAGTAATGTCAGCAGTAGAAAGAGTTACGGCATCCCAAGTGGCATTCGTGCCATCAGTCTGAAGATACTTGTTTGCGTTGCTTGTTTGGCTTGGCAATAGGTTGTTTAGAGCACCTGCTGCTGTAGAAGCACCTGTACCGCCATCAGCAACCGCTAAGTCTGTAATTCCACTAATCGTTCCACCAGTAATTGCGGCAGCAGAGTTGTCTGTCTTTGTCGCAATAGCAGTCGAGATATTGTTGAACTCAGTGTCAATCTCAGTACCCTTGACAATCTTTAATGGATCACCAGTTGGGAGATTATCTTTAGTCGCAAAGTTGGTACTTTTTGTGTAATTTGACATACTTATCCTATCTTGCCGTTCTTAGTTAAAAGTTCAATCTTTTGAATTGATAACTGTGTTCCATTGATTGTTGTCTCATATCCAGTCTGAACAACCTTGCCAGCACCAGATGCACTTACATCTAAGGTCTTAATTAAAACCCCGTTAGAGTACTCTGAAATATTGTATTCAGCAATACCATATTCGTATGTTCCTTGAGCAGGGATATACGCATTGTTTGACAAATAATTGGTAGCAAAATCAAAGCCCCACTTTATCGTTACATACTGGTCTGAACCGCCAATAACAATAACCTTAATGCGTTTCAAAATAGAGATTTGATTCACATTCCCAAGGTCTGCATGGTTTGTATAGTACGCAAACCGATAATTTGATGTGCTATCTTGATATCCACCATATTTGCCAATGTAACCAGTTTTACCAATAAGTAAATCACCATTACGAAGTGAATACAAACAAGTAGGACTGATATTGTTCCATTGAGTTACACGAGAAGCACCATCGGGAAGTTGTGTCTTAGTATCAAAGCAAAACACTTGAGCAAGTTCGGGTAAAACAAGCAGATAAAACGCATTCTTTTCTGAGTAAACAGACTTTATGGTGCTTAATGTTTCAACCGATATAGCAGAAACCAAAGTAGAACGAATATTCTTAGACAAGTCTCTTAGAGGTGCAGACTTTTCTTGAATAGTCCTCATTAAAGAGCGTACACCTGAATCTGACAGAAAGATAACATCAGAGCCAACACTCTGTATTGAATCTCTGGCAATACAACCAATAGAGCCTACTGTGTCGCTTAGGGACATCGTGGCGGGGGTTGTAGCACCGCTATAAACAAGAATCTGTCGTTTACCAAAGATGAACAAGAAATCATTGTGAGCTGCCAAACCCATTACTTCATCTGCACCATTGGGCCATACACGGGTCACATCTAGTGAACCTGTTGTACCACCCGACCATACATGACCCGCAATCAGATCAGAGAAGTAAACAGTTGTCTTATTGCTTGTAGTGTTAGCCACCCACAGACGACCAAATGCTGAAATAGCAATATTTGCTTGCGGAACAGTGGCTACATAACCAGAACGCTCGCTAACTCTGCGATAAGTAGTTGTACTCACAGCAGGGTCAAAAATCAATGGATCGTGACCAGATTGAAAGAAGTAAGTAACTCCATTCAAACTAGCACAATGCCAGTTACTAGAAGTAATCGTAGGAGCAGAACCACCACCACCATAGGTCAACTCAGTTACAGCATTAGAAGTACCAAGTTTAAATAACTTGTTGTTCCCTGCGAATAGAACTGTAAGAGTGCCATCAATCTGGACTAACTCATGGATAACTGTTACATCGTTAAATCCAAGGTTTCCAGATGAGGAGTTAAGTAGCGTGTAGCCTTTTCTAGCACCAATACGACCATATTGGTCAATCACACAGTTAGTTGCAACCAAAGCGAAGCCAGACGCCAAATCTAATGGCGAATCTTGAGTATTCAGGCCATAGAAGCCTGGTGCTGAAATGCTATCGCTTTGAAGTGGTGCAGACATTATATTGCCACAAAGTTATCTTCAGGATAGCGAGTGCTTTCCATAGCTACGGCATCAGACAACATACCTTTGTATAAAATATAGGCATCTGAAGTTGTTGTACCACCATCTTCGCCACGCTCCATCAAAGCACGGGCATAGGCATTTTGAGCAACCAAATAGTCCAATACCTTGATTGAAGTACCATCAGATGTCAGATTGGCTTGTGGAACTGTTACATCAAACTTCAATGTAAATACGCCATCTGGAATTGGATACAAATCTACCTTTGTGTCGCCATTACCATCTACTCCATTAAAGCAGTATTCACTAGGAATAGATTGCGCTGGAGTACCAAAGCTCAACTTTCGGTTCATATCTGAAACAGCAATGTTGTTCAATACAATATTGCTAGTAGTGTTGAGAGCTTCAGCGATACGAAATTTTTGACCAGTACCAGTTAAAGAATATGAGCTTGTGCCAGCAGTAGTGCTAACTGTTACAGTCTGATTTAAACAATTCCAAGTATAAGCATCTTCAACTTGACGCTTGGCATCATTGACAAACTTGCCAATCAATGCGGAATAAGTTGTTTCTGTCACTGTAGAAACATTAGTCTCACGCAAACGAGTGAGAACATCGTTAACAAGTTCTAAGTAAGTCATGTTCGTTGCGCTCCTTCAACCTCAAAAGTTGCAAGTACAGACATTGTTGAACCAGCTTCAGAAGTAGTGGTTAAATAATCACCTTCTTCCATCACAAAATATTGTGTGTCTGAAATAAGCGTTAATGTTGTTCTTGCTGATAAAACTTGTTCGCTAACAATTAAAGTTGATGTAGCAGTACTTGCGTCATACCAACTAAATGAAATGTGTTTGCTTGGAGTTGTGTTACAAGCGTGAATTAAGACGCACCTTGCATAGTATCCAGTAGGCACTGTATACAGCGTAGTAGCTGTATTAGCAGTTAAATTCTTACTGATAGATACTGGTCTCACTTCATATTCCTCTTAGAGATCGCTTTAGCCTTAGCTTTAGCGTCTTCCTTGGACGTTGCGCCCCAAGCTCTAAGAGAAAGTAAAAGTCGGGTAGGCTTTCCATCTTTCATCTCAGCGCCAGGCATATTGCCCATTCGTGCTAAAAAGGATGCCCTACGAGGGTTATCTCCCGACTTTACTGGTGGTTTTAGATTCCCACCAGTTTCTGCATTATACGATGCTCTTCCTTTGGCATTCAAGCCCCCCTTGGGGTTTTTTCCTTCTTTTGTTTGCCAAACAGGAGATTTCATTTCTTCTTTGCGGTCTTAGCCGCAGCCTTAAATGCCGCTTCAGTAGGAGCACCTTTAGAACCAACTTTACGCATCTTTTCCTTAGAACCAGCTTTGATGCGTTCTTGTTTGGCATGAATGTTAGCGTAAAGACCTTGTTTCATTTTTTCTTAGGCATCTTTTTAGTCATGCCAGCCTCACTTAAAGCAATCGCAACTGCTTGTTTTTGACTTTTTACAACAGGGCCTTTCTTAGAGCCAGAGTGCAACATACCCGCACCATACTCTTTCATAACCTTGCTAATCTTAGTTTGAGCTTTAGTCTTTTTCATATTAGTACATGATCTTTGCAGTTATTGTTCCAGTTACATAAACTGTGCAATTGGCTCTTAGATACATAGGCGCATTTGCCACAGTAATAATGCCATCACCAGTTAAGGCAGTACCAATTGTTGAATAAGTTATGCCATCCAAACTACCTTGTAAAGCAACAGTAGCACTTGTAATGCCTGAGACTTGAAGGAATGCGGGTTGACCAGCATCGGCTTGAACTGCTTTTGATGCACCAGTAGCAACAACGCCATTAAGAAGGGTAACGGGAGAAGTTAAAGAAGACATTATTTACCTCTAGAAGATTTTTTCATCATGTTTGTAGCGGTACGACCACCACGGGCGGGCATAGGACGCATCTTTGGCTTACCAATAGCAATCATAATTGCCAAAGGCATAGTCTTTGGTTTCTTAGTCTCTTTAGGCTTTGTCATTTTCATGGTTTTTCCTTCGTAATAGGCCCGCCAGCTTTCCACGCATCACAAGTACGGGCGGCAGCACAAGTGAATTGAAATAAGTCGCAATAGCCGAGATCAGCGGCTTTAATGAAATTTTGGTCATAAGATAATTCTCCTTCTCCCTCATCCTTTTCAAGACCGCCTTCAATACAGGCCATCATCTTAGGAGTTTGGATAAAGGCAGCGCAGTTTCCACAACGCATACCTTTGATTGTTTCAGTGGGAGCGTTATACATCTTGGCTTTTTTTAGCCAGAACGCTTCGTTTGTTTCGTTTGGGTTAGGCGGGCCGTAACCAAATTTCTTAAAGGCATTGTTTCGGTTTTTCAGATTAACCGATACATCTTGTGTCGCAATAGGACAAACAACACCAGTTAGTAGGCTCATTTGATGACCTTTGTGGCAACGAATGAAATAATACCGCCAATCACAGAGGCGATAGCCATTCCAACAAAGAATCCACCTTTTGATCTATTTGCCATCTCCAAAAGGGCTTTAATATCTTCACGCATAGCATGAACTTCGGTCTGTAGAGCCGCAACTTGGGCTTCTAACTTTCCAAATTCTCGTGGATCAATCTCAGACATTTTCAGTCTTTCTTGGTCTGCCTATTTTCTTAGGCTTTGGTTGAGACAATATTAAAGGCTTTTCAGAAGTTTCTTCTGGAACTTCATCAATTCTTACATATCCTTGATGACCCTTCATCGTATCAATATCATGTTGATAGGTGAAAGATACTGTGTTTCCACTTTGTAAGCACTTGTATGTAGCCATAAAATTCCATAAAAAAGGGGGGTATTAGCCCCCTTTTATTAGTTTACTGGACGACCAATTACGAGTTGTAATGTAGTAGATGCCAAGTCAACAGAACTACCTGTAGGATTAATAGTAACGATAGTCACAGTGCCAGCGGCTGAAACGTATGCTCTACGCATAAGACCTGCCTCTGACACACCAATAGACATACCGATAACCATATCACCTAAAAGAACGCCTGGAACTGCCACTGTATCTGTAGCGGTTGCAGTAGTACCTACTGATGCGCTATCAAGAGTGCATGAAACATCCCAAGTGTCTGTAAACAAACCACGGAACTGGTCATTTCCTCTGCGGGAAACAACTGCTGTTGCTGCTGCCATAATAAATCTCCTTAATGTAAAAACCCCCCCACCCGAAGGTGAGGGGA